TCTAGGCTCTCTTTAAATAAATCGTAATTATCTTCTTCAAACCATTGTTGCAAATCGTGGCCAAAAGTATTTTCTTTAAAATTATTACCTCTAAGATTTTCTAAGTATGCTTTTCCTGTATAGACTTTGTACGCAACTGGGTATTGTTGCCATTGCATCTGTATCTTTTTACTTCTTGTCTTATCTAATTCGTGAATAAAACTAAAAATCTCTTTTATATCAGGCTTAGTATCAGCAGAACCTTTGTAGTATTTGTAAGATAATTTTAAAAATTTAATTAACGACATATAACAATGACTTTGCAAATTTTATCGCTAACATTTTTTATGCTGTACTCATTGTCCTTTGTTAATTTCTTAATATCATATTGATTAAATGTATGTGTGTTATCTTCGTTGGTAACTTCGCAAGTATCACACGGTAATAAGTATGTCGTAGCATCTTCTCTAGTAAAAGTTGCAGATTGATTAGGTGGTATGTCTATGTTTTTTACTTTCCACCCATATTCATTTGGAATAATACATATCATAACTGTATCATCTTCAAGGCTTTCTATTGAAACGAAACTTGATGCAAGTTCATATTTAAAACTTCTATCTAACCACTCAGAAACATCACCATTATAAGCACCTGTATAGCTATAACTATTGTCAGCGACTTCGTGTGTTACACTCTTTTCTTCTGGATATGATTTATTAATTTCTAAAATTTTATCTACATCTTGTTGTGTAATATTTTCATCATCTTGCCACTTATAAGAAACTTTTATTTTACCATTCAGTAAAATATGATTGCTCAAATTTTGTTGTATTTTGTAATTATCTAAGTAACTAAGTTTATCTGCGTGTGGCTGTTCTTCTAATTTGTGACGGATTATAACATCGCCAACATTACCTTTTATAAAAGATAACTGTAACGTATCGTCAACTTTTACATAGTTAAAAAGCGTCATTGTAATTTTCATTTATATTTCTTCCGTTGATGTTGATTCTGCGTCTTCATTAACTGTTAATATTTTGTTTACATCAGCTTCTGAACAGAATTGCTTTATTTCTGCTGTATCTGTGTCAATAAAATAATTAGTTGAGTCGTATCCAAGTTCATCAAACCATTCGTGTAAATATTTTTGCAGGGCTTCTTTTTGTTTAGTGTCCCATTCAACGTGTTTATCTCTCAAATAAAAATATTTAGTTTCACCAGAAAAGTTTGTCGGAACATATTTAGTTTCAATTAAATCATCAAAAACAATGATACCGTTAATAATGTGTTCACAATCTTTATGTGCGTAAACTTTTTGTATCTTTTCAAATTCTAAAATCATTTTATTTCAAGTGTTAATGAACCAGTAAAAGTGCTACCTATACCACTACCTATTGCTGTGCTGCCTGATGAACTGTGACTTTGAATTATTTTAAGTCTATGTGCGCCGTAACCATTCATTTGTCCCGTACCATCATCAACAACTAAAGAAATGCCATTCCCTGGGGAGCTAGAACCATTGTTTCCAAAATCAACATACTGCGTGCCATTAAGGTATAATTTATTGCCACTTATCTCACTATATACAGCCGCCGCTCCTCCACTAGAAGATAGAGGATATGCCGTAGTACCTGATGTAATTGTATTACCAGAGCCAGTCGCTAAGAAAATTTCTATACCATAAGTAGTATTTGATTTCATATCAGTTGATGAAAAACCAACTGCTCCAGCTAACATTCTTTTTGTTGAGTTAGTGCCTAACTGCCAACTTGTATCTGATGCACTGCCATTAGCACCATAAGCTTGACCACCATAAGAACCACTTGCCCATCCGTAATTGACACCAGAACCAAAGATAACTCCTCTTGTTCCACTTGAACCATTAATAGTAACAGAGTTATCAGTTGGATTTGTGTTGCTCTGTCCGTGAAAATTTGACAATGAAATAGTTCCTGAAGTAGGTACGTTTGCGTTGTTGCTGTGATTAGCTACAAAACTTCCACCTTTATAGTATTCTGATAGGCTGTGACTTCCAGAGCCACCGTACTCACCTACGAGAGAATTTATTGAGATTGTCCCTGATGCAGGTAATGTCATTAGCTATCTCCACAAGTGCAATGTTTTTTGTGACTATCTAATTCAACTTTAAGTTCTTTGATTGCTTCAATTAACAATGGGACGATTTTATCGTAGTGAACTGTTTTATAATCTGTATCTAGTTCGTGGATTTTTACAATCGGTGCTTCTGCTACAACTTCTGGCATAACTTCTTCAACTTCTTGAGCATTAACACCAACCTCAACACCATCTTTAAATGCCTCTGCATCAATACCTTTAGCTGTATCATTCCATTCGTAATAATAGCCACTTAGTCTGTCAACTTTGTCTAAAGCATTTTCTATTTTACCTTTAAAGTCCTTTAATCTTTCATCAGAACTATAGGCGGTAATGTTTCCAGTTGCAGAAAAGTTGCCTGTATATGAGCCAGACATTGTTATAGTGCCACTACCCGTATTTAAACCAATACCATTTCCTGCTGATACAGTTGTTGCTCCGCCACTTGTAACTTGCGTAAGTGTTCCTGTATTTGTTGTGTACCCAGCTCCATTAGTTAATTGGTTGTTGTTAGTAGGAATAGTCGGTGTGCCTGTTAAATCAGAATAAGGCAAAGCACCAGATAAGGTTGTAGCTGTTAAAGTTCCTGTTACAGTTACTCCACCACTTGTAGTTGCCAATTTTTCAGAACCTGAATGATATAATTTTACATAGCCATCATTTTGAAATTTAGCCATGCTAGTACCATCAAGTTTTTCAATAGCAATTTCTGATGCACCTCTTAACTTTAAATCTCCATTATTTGTGTCTGCAATAATAGAATTATTAGTGTCATGATATATTTCTAAATCTGGTGTTCCTGAATCACCAAAAGTTGCTTTAACACTATCGTTAAAATGAACACCGTTAGCTCCACCAACACCTGCAGGTACGGAAGCCCAAGCAACACCTGAAGCTGCACTACTGTCAGCTTTTAGGTAATGTCCGTCAGTTCCAACTGATAATATTGTAGGGTCTCCTGCTCCATCTCCAACAACTATTTGACCTTTTGTTGCAAGGTCTGAGTTCATTAAAGCTCCTGCTGCATCTACATTTGTAGCATCTGTAACATCTGCCGAAGCTTCGATGCCATTAAGTTTTGTAAGTAAGGCATCTGTCAAAGCATTAGTATCTGCCTCTCCTTCGTAAGCAGATTTAATTTCTGCACCCGTTTGGTCAGCAGTAGCTGAAGCCTCTATCGTATCAAGTTTAGTTCCGTCAGTTGCTAAATCTCTTCCGTCAACAGTACCTGAAACAATTACGTTTCCTGTAACATCAAAGTCTTTATTTACATTCCATTTAGTTCCTGAGTGACTGTAGGTAAGTGTAGCACTTGCTCCATCAATAGTAAGTCCAGCACCATCTGCAGCAGAGCTATCAGCAGCCCCACTAGCTAAGACCATATTTTTATCATCTACAGTTAAAGTAGTTGAGTTAATTGTTGTAGTTGTACCATTAACAGTTAGGTTGCCACTCATTGTAACAGCACCTGTTATGTTGATGTCACCTGTTCCTGTAATATTGTTTGAGTTTAAATCTAAGTTGCCACCAAGTTGTGGAGTTCCATCTTGAACTATATCTGTAAGTGAACCTGCAACGATACCTTGCCAAGCAGAGCCATCATAATATTTAAGTACGTTTGCAGTTGTGTTAAATGCCAAGTCTCCTGCATCAAGAGACGTAGAAGGGTCTGAAGAAGCAACTCTATATCTATCAGCAAAGCTGTTTACGCCTGCTACATTGGTTGCAACCGTATTTACATTAGCAATAGCTCCTCCAACTGCATTGACGTTAGCTATAGCCCCAGCAACAGATGTAATGTTTGCATTGTTAGCTGCAGCAGTTGTAACGTCACTAGCAATACCGGCAACTGTAGTTACGTTTCCTGAGATACCAGCAACAGTTGTAATATTTGAATTGTTTCCTGCAGCCGTTGTAATCTGGCTTGATATGCCAGCTAGTGTATTCATGTTTGTAACGTTGCCTGAAGTTCCTAGAACATTCATGTCATTAACAACATCAGCCGTTCCTAGAGTATTCATATCTGCAACTACATCCGCAGTCCCAAGTGTATTCATATCAGCAACTACATCAGCCGTTCCTAAAGTATTTAAGTCTGCAACTACATCAGCAGTTCCTAAGATTGCCATATCAGCTACAGCGTCAGCAGTACCAAGCAATCCTATTTCTGTAGCTTTAGCTGCAACTGCTCCTATATCTGTAGCGTCAGCAGCAACAGCAGTTACATCACTAGAAATACCAGCGACTGTAGTCACGTTGGAAGATATTCCAGCAACTGTAGTGACATTTGCGTCAATGCCAGCGACTGTGTTGATGTTTGAACTGTTAGAATTGACAGCATTAATATTTGTAGAGTTTCCTGCGACAGCAGTTACGTTTGAATTATTACCTGCTACTGCAGTTACATCAGAACTTATACCTGCAACAGTATTAATATTTGATGCGTTAGATACTGCTGAGTTTATGTTTGATGCGTTAGAAACAGCAGAGTTAATATTAGTTTCGTTACCAGCTACCGAAGTAACATTAGCTGAGATACCTGCAACTGTTGTGACATCAGAGTTAATGCCAGCAACTGTATTAACGTTAGTAATAGCTGTTCCTACTGTATTAACGTTAGCAATGTTATTAGATACTGTATCTATTTCTGAGGTCGCTTCGTTAAGGTCATTTGCAGCAGTTTCTATTTCAGAGATTGCTTCATTAAGGTCGTTTGCAACAGTTACAACATCTGCAATGTTTGTAGCAACTGTATTAATATTTGATGTGTTGCCCGCAACTGTAGTCACGTTAGCACTTATACCTGCGACTGTAGTAACGTTAGCAGATACACCAGCAACAGTTGTAACATCACTAGCGATACCAGAGACGGTTGTAATGTTGGGAATATTTGTTGATATGAATGATTTGTTTACTGCGTCTGTATCAGCAGTAGGAGCTGCAACATTCTTAATTCTTTTACTTGTTGCGTCCCATTGAAAATCTGCAGGGTCAATTTTAATCTTATCTGCAGCATCATCAATTGCTTCCTGACCCATGAAGAATGATTGTGTACTGTCTTGGTCTAGGTCACTTTCTGTAAGAACTGAACCTGAGCTATAATCTGTAAGTCTTGTTGCCTGACTTGTAGTTCTACGTATTTCAATAGCTGTAGTGTTAGCAGGAGGTGTATTAAATGTGATGGTAGTACCAGCAGCATTGAAGGTAAAAGCTGTTGTAGCGACAGCATTAATAGTAACGGTCAAGTCACCAGCTACTCTATAACTAAATGGTATTGAGTAAGTGCTAGTGTTTCCGTCACCTGTGTAACGTACAAAGCTATTTGCCATTTTCTCTCCTTATTTGTGAATTTTCTTCTAAGACGGGTACTTTTGATTAATATTCTAAAAATACTTTTAGTGCATCCTTAGAGGCATCTCTTATTGCCTTATCTCTTCGTCTTGTTTCTGCTTCTATTTGTGGAAACTCTTTTATCATTTCATCATAAGCAGCAGTTTCAAACTGTCTTACGATATTGACTAATGCGTCTTGTCTAAAATCTTCTCCCTCAACTATTCCTTCAGGCAAGTCTCTATACAAGTTACTTTTCTTATTAAGTACCATAAACTCAACTATTTCTTTTAGACTTCTCTTTTTTCCTTGATAAGAAACTTTAATCTCACCTTTAAGTTCCATCCATCTATCGTATGCAGTCTGGTTTGTTTTAGGGTCTCTTAAATCTTTAAGATTAATCTTAGAGTATCTATCTATCTTTGATGGTTTTCTGTAATTAATATCTCTTTTCTCAAAGAAATCTGCAACAGCAGTATTCTTAAAGTTTGTCATAGCAAAAGGTGATGACCATAAGCCTGTCTTCTTTCCTAATCCAAACAACCATCCATTCTTACGACTAATCTTTTCACCAAACATATTACGCTCAGGCATAACTGCATCTGGGTCATCAAACGGGTTGTATGTTTTTAGCTGGTCTGTAAATGTCCAAAGCTCACGATTGTATTCATCAAAAACTCTGTTGTTGTAACGCATCATTCCTGATAACGGCATCCATTTAAAAACTGTTCTTCCAAAGAACATTCCACTTTTACGCTCTGGGTCTCTAGTCATCATCAACCCATCACCTAATAATAGGTCTGCAGTTTCTAACATCCCTTTTGTATAGAATTTTGATGTAAAGTTACGGGTCATGCTTGCAATTACAGCCATTGATAACTCAGTCATTCGGCTTTCTTGATATGGTGTAAGCTCTTCGTTAAATTCTAAGAAGTCTGTCATTGCATCAACCATATCTGCAGCAACTGCAAAAGGTGTAAAGAATGGGTCTAATCTATTTAAAGCAATGTAACGGCCATCTTTACCTTTATAGGAATACGGTTGCCATCCTGTAAGGTTTTCTCTTTCTTTGTTTGCTTTCCAATCTCTTGAGCCTCCGCCTGTAGTCTTACCCATTATTGCAGCAGTAAATGCTCCAATCCATAAAGCATAGCCCATTGTAATTCTTGCGTTTGCTTCAGCA